TCGCCCGTGCGCGCGTACCCGGCTTGGTCCAGCAGCGAGTCGCGGTGCAGCTTGCCGGTGCGCGTGATGTTGCCGGCTTGCCGTGAGACCTTGTCCAAGATCATCATCTGCGACCAGTCCTCCGGCAGCAGCGCGGCTCCGTCCTTTAGCAAGCCGCGGCGATGCAGGTACGCGGTCACGCTCGCCGCGGTGCAGGCGAAGTGCAGGCGCGGATGGCCGTACACGCGATTGCGATCCTTGCTTGTCGCCGCCGCCGCTTCGTCGAGGATCGTGCTCACCCGATCACCCGCACCGTCTGCCGATACACGCGTTCCTTGGTGCCCTGCTTCAAGCGCACGACCACCTCCCACTCTCCGATGCCAAACAGCCGAGTACGTACGATGGGATCGAACTCCGGGGCCTCTGGGTCGCAGTCCTGCTGCACCTTCGAGACCGTGGTGTCTGGCCACTCGATCGTCACGAGAGGGCAGCTCCAGTCCTCGACGGGGTCAGGGATGCTCACGCGCACCGTCACGGCCAGCGGCGACAGGCCTACCAGCGGCGTCACCTGCACGCGCACGGGCGGACGCGGCTCGCTCGCCGCGATGATGAACATGGCCATGGTGAACAACATGGCCGTGAGAAACGCCGCGCGCTGGCGCCGCTTGAGCCTCACGGGTGCAGCGCCCACCACGAGACATCCGTCACGGCATGCGTCAGCTCGTGAAAGTACACCTCCAGCAGATCGCGACGCTTCAGGTCCTTGAGCACCAGAATGCGATTGCCGTCGTCGTCCCACAGGCCCTTGGGTGTCACGTGCTGTCGCTCGCACTTCGCTGCCTTGCGCATCTCGCGCACGCCCACGCGCACGATCTTGATGGTGGGCCCCAGGCCCAGGCTCACCGTCTCCGGCAGTTGGGTAGCCATCAGTCCAACCACAGGTCGTAGATCGCCGCCACGCGGCCGGCTTCCGGGTCGATGAAGTGCAGCCGCTGATGCGGCCTGCCTGTTGCCGCACAAAACTCGCGGGCGTACTCGTTGCCGCTCTCGGTCGTGCCCGTGCCGTACGCGTGCCCACCATTCGCCAGTGACAGCACCTGCGGTGTGTGGAAGTGACCAAGATAGAGGTCACGGAAAGGCTCGACCACGCCCGACGCCCACGAGTTGGCCTTGCGGATGATGCCGAACGCAGGCACGTTGCCGCCGAAGCTCTTGATCTCGTCTCCATGGATCAGCATGAACGTGTAGGCGCCGATGGTCCCGTGGTTGTAGAAGTTTTCGATCGGGTGCCACACCAGCCGCTTGTTCGCGCCGATCTTCTCGCGCGCGATGCGGTAGGCCATGGCGTCCGTGTTGTCCTGCGCCGGCTGCTCGCCGTACTTGCCGATGCGGCCGTGGTTGCCGCGTTCCTCCCAGACCTCGACGCGGTCGAAGTCCTCGAGCAACGTCCGCACCACCCGCTCGATGAGTGCCGCGCACCCAAAGAGCTGGTCGTAGAGCGACGCGTCCACCTCCCACGACTGCGCCGGGAAGATGGTGGTGCCTTCGAGCATGTCGCCGCCGAGCAACAGCGCGCAGGACGACACGCCGTACGCGTGCCGTTGCAGGTCCGTGATGCGCAGGATCTTCTCCACGCACTGACCGACGCGCTTGTCCGCGATCTCGCTGCTGTAGCTGACCGTCACCTTGCCGCGCTGCCAGTCCGTCAGGTGCGCGAGCGCCCAGTGATCTCCAGGCTTGCCCTTCGACGGGCGCTTGATCGGCGGCGGATGTGGGTACGCCAGGGCCGCGTCGTGCGCCGCGCTGTGGACGGCCGCCACGAGCTCTTCGCGTGACGCCTTCGCCTTCGCCAGCTTGCGCAGCGCCGTCTGGAGTGCGCGCTGCAAGTCCGCGGTGCTGGCCTTCTCGGCTGCGAACGCGTCCATCTCGGCGTCAGCCATTGGAGCGCTCCGCATGCTTGAAGTGATCGCGCAGGCGTGAGTACGTGGCCTGTGGATAGCCCTGGATCTCGCGCATGAAGTCGGCCAGTGACTGCATCGTCCACGTGACTGGGTCCGCCTTGCGGGCGCGCTCGACACGCTCGCGGTCAGCGGCTGGCAGTGTGCACATCCAGCAGCGTGGGCCTGGCCTGCGGCGGGTCGCGGCGAACGCCTGCATCTCGGCGTCTACGGCCGGAGCCTTGCCCTCTCCGGGCCTCACGCCGTCACCGTCAGCGTGTACTCCTCGCGCAGCACGCGGTCCTCGCTGGTCGTGACCGTGCACGTGAGCGTGTACACGCGGCTGGTCTCTCCCTCGGCCACGTCGCCCTCCGCCACCAGGTGCGAGATGGTGCCGCCGCTGATCTCCTCGTCGCTGATCTCCAGCCCATCGGGCGCTCCGGTCAGCGTGCCGCTGATGATCGTCTCACCCTCACCCAGGCGTGCGCTGTAGTCGAAGGCGTAGCGCTCGACTTCCGTCCAGTGCTTCGTCCACGGCTTCGCTGCCATCTGGCCCCCTTCAGGCTTTGACGACGGTCACGCGTGCACGCGCCTGGTAGCTGCACGAGTGCTTGTCGGACACCGCAACGCGTGGGGGGCACGCAGCGGTGTACTTGTTCTGGCGCGCCTTGGCGACGCGTGTGCGGTCGCGTGCGTCGGCCTCGGCTACGGTGTCGCGCGCGGGGACGGTGCGGACGTTCGCGAGCGGCAGGCCCGTCTTGGCGGACTTGGCCGGGGCCAGCGTGACGGAGGCTGCGCCGCGGATCTCCACGCGCACTGTTGCTACTTGTAGGCAGTCAGCTAGAAGTGCCGACGCTTGCGCACCGACGAGCACGCCGCCGGAGGCTGAGCCCACGGCAGCCGCGAGCGTGACGCTGGCCGTGCCCTCGGTCTCCGTCGAGCCCACGACGCCCTGCGCCTGGCCCGTGGCAGCGTCCAGCGTCTGCGCGGCCGTGCCGCGGACAGCGACGACGCCTGCACCCTGCGCCGTGGCTGGGCTGAGCGTCCGCGCGGCAGCAGCGACCACGGGCAACTGTCCAGCGCACGAGCCGACTGCCGGCGCCAGCGTGCGCGCAGCAGCACCAGCCACAGCCACCACGCCGGACGCGCTAGCAGTCGCTGTGGCGAGCGTGCGCGACGCCACGCCCTGCACGTCCACCTTGCCGGCTGCCGCGCCTGTCGCTGGCTGTAGAGCCGTCGCGACGCCTCCCTGCACGGCTGTTGCGCCTGCGCCGGCCGACGTAGCAGCGCCGAGCGTGATGGAGGCCACGCCGGTGATGGCCGGATCCTGCACCGTACCGGCAGCCGTGGACGTGACACCCGCGAGTGTCCCGCTGGCTGCGCCAGCCACCGGCAGCACACCAGCCGCAGCGCTCGTGGCCGGGGCCAACGTCCGCGACGCCGTACCCGCCACCGCGACCGTGCCGACGCTCGTGCTGGTTGCCGGAGCCAGCGTACGGCTCGCCGCTCCCGCGGCCGCCACCTGCCCAGCACCGACAGCCACCGCAGCGGCCAGCGTCACCGACGCCACACCGACCACGCCCGCAGCAGCCACCGAGAAGAAGTCGTCGGCCACAGACTGCGACACGCCGCCTGCGCACTTGCGCAGCATGTCGCCACTCTGGAGCCTACCGGATGGCTGGCTGCGCCAGATCATGCCTTGATGTCCGGTGACGGCGCGGACGCCAGTACGCTCTCCAGCGTGACGCCGCAGTACCGGCACGGCCCGCGCTGAAGCGCGCCAGACCAGTCGTGCGTGCAAACGTGCGGCTCGTCGTCAGCCTCGTCGTATTCGTCATCCGCATCTCGCGGCTCCAGCCTGCCGTCACAGACGATGCATGCCTCGACCGCGTAGAGCCCACGCCCGCACCGCTCGCACTGCGTGTCCTTGTCACCAAGACGGTCGCGAAGCCTTACGACCTCCTCACTGGAATGGCGCAGCAGGCGACCTGCCTCGGACACGGCCATCTCGGCGTTCAGGCAGAGAGGGCAATCAAGCTCGTAAGCCAGCATGTAGGCGAGCACGACGGCGATGATCGCTGTCGCCCACGCCACCACCAGCCACACGCCGGGCGTGCGATGCGGGCTGAACGCCACGACCCACACAGCCGTTGAGCCTGCTGCGCCCAGGCACGCGCCACGGAGATAGGACGGCCAGTGGCTGTGCCTCATGCCTCTCAGCAGTCGCACGAGGCTATGCATCCGCCAGCTCCAACGTGATGTCCGGCAACCCGCTCGCCGTGCTGTCCGCCTCCAGCACCACGTACAGCGCGCTCGTGTCGTACACCTGCGGCCCGCCCGTACGTAGGATGTCGTGGACATCTCCGCTGTTCGCGATCCCCACGCGCCCAGACCACAGCTCCCGTAGCACCATCACGTTGAACGTGCCCACCGTCGCCACCGTCCCGCGCACCTGCGTGATCTGCTGCACGCCAGAGTCACCAGAAGCCAACGGCATACGGAACATCCGCCCCACCGTCAGCGCCGCACCGGAACCGATCACGCCCGTGTCTCCTGCGTTCCCGTCCTGGTCCAGGTAGTTGATCTGGAAGCTGGGGTTGCCCGTGAACGCCGTCACGGCCTCACACCAAATCTCCAGCCCCTTGTAGTCCGCACCCGGCACGCGTCCCGAGTACGACGGCTGTGACGCCAACGTGGTGTTCGCGTTGAACGCGTACGCACCGCAAGCAAACAGCCGGTCGTACACCGTCAGCCACCCAGACACCGACGAGCCCCACGCCACCCGCCCCAGCCACAGCGCCGCAGACGCCGTGTTGATCGGCGGATAGCCAGCCGTCGCATCCGTCGGCACGAGTCCGTTCGCGGTGTTCCCGATGGCGAGCGTCCCGGCACCCGGAGAGCCCGCGATGTCGAACAACGAGAACGGCACCGCCGCCACCGTCGTACGCGCGCCCGTCTTGAACCAGCGCAGCCGCTGCTTCGGAGCGGCCACGTATCCGTCTATGCTCGTGAGCGCCATGGCCGTGAGCTACGCGTTCCCGTCGGTCAGGTCCCACTGGTTGATCGTGACCACCTGGGCCGTGGCAATGTTCGTGTTGTCCAGCGTCATGTCCCCGCCGCCGCCCGTGGCCGTGACTGTGCCTTGGGCGTGACACGTGGTCCCGTCGCTGGCGTACAGCCGGCTGTGTCCAGCCGTGCCCGAGCCATCCGCGCTCGTCTCCTGCCACGTGCCGCTCTTGGACTTCACGCCGCCGCTCGCCGTCGTCGCCCAGTCGGACGGCAGGTTGAACGTCGCCAGCAACGTGCCCGAGTTGGCCGCCGCGCAGTTCGCCGGAGCCGCGCCCGTGAAGATCCTCAGCACCGCCGACGTCCCCACCGCCGTCTCGATCGCGTCCAGCCGCGCGTTCCGCACGGCCACCGAAAACTGCACCGCCATGGTTCAACCCCCCAACGGCCGCGCGGGTGGAGGCCCGCCGGCGGATTCCGATCTACGCCGGGCCTTCGACGTCCAGCACCGCCTGCATGTCGGTGTCGCGCGTGGCTTGCGCCACGACCGCGGGCGCCGCGGGCGCTTCCGCCACAGGTGCAGGCACCTGCTCGGCAGCTTCGGGCGCCACCACGTCCACGGCAGCACGCGATGCACGCCCATCGCGCTTGTCGCGCCCCAGCTCGCCCGCGCGCCGGATCGCCTGTTCCAGCGTCCCCACCTGGTCGGCCATCCGCGCCTCGACAGCAGCCTGCGCGCCCAGCATCCGGCCCTCGCCGAAGCCATCCACAACGCGCTTCAACGACACGCGACGGCCCTTCGCAACGTCCGCCGTGAACATGTCGTAGTAGCGATCGACGGACGCCTGCATCTTGGCGCGCGCTTCGTCCGACAGCGGCTCGGTCGGGTTGCCCTCGACCTTGTACTTTCCGGCGTGGACAAAGGTCCACTTCTCGCCCGCGTCCTCGATCGCCTTCGACGCGTCCACGTGCAGGCAGTACACGCCGATGCTGCCCAGTTCGCCAGACGGCGTGACCCAGCACTCGACGGCCGCCGAGTACAGGTAATAGGCCGCGCTGGCTGCAACGCTGTTCGCGTGCGCCACGATCGGCTTGACCTTGGCGGCCTCGCGGATGGCCAGCCATGCCTCTGGTACGCCGTAAACCTCACCGCCTGGCGAGTCGAACTCGAGCACCACGGCGTCGATCTTCGGATCCATCACCGCCGCGCGCACGTCCTCGGCCACCTGGTCGGTGGATCGCGTGGCCATGCTGTTCATTACGTCGCCGCGCTGCGTCATCGTGCCCACGACAGGGATCACGGCCACCGTGCCCGGCGTCTGCATCGAGCGTCCGCGCGCCGCGTGCGGCCGGTCTTCGTCGAAGGCGTGCACGTCGCGCTTGAGCTCGGCGAAGTGCCGTAGCCCAGCGATGCCATCCTTCGCGATCAGGCCGCGCACGTGCGCCGCGATGTCTCCGCTGATCGCCCACGGGCGACCGCTCACGAGTTGGATCAAATGCATGACTGACTCCCCTATGACGCAGGCGCCTGGTCGGGCGCGGCCGGCTCCGTGGATGCCGGCGCCTCGGCCGGTTCTTCGGGCACGAATCCCAAGTAGTACGGGGCGAGCGCCACCACGGACGCCATCGTCGGCTCGCTCCGCATGCGCAGCTTCACCAGCAGCCGCCCGAGCCACTTCAGCGGCTTCGGCGTGTAGTTCTCGCGCTGGTACCGGCGGACGATCCCCATGAACAGGTGCCCGTTGATCTGCTCAGTGAAGTTCGCCTCGAAGCTCGTCGCCTCGATGCGGCCGTTCCGAGTGACCAGCAGCGGAACGTGGTAGTAGTGCCGGCCCGGCGCTTTGAAGGCCGACGCCTTGGCTCCGCGCGAGAAGCCCTTGAACGCCAGCGTGCGTCCCCTCATGCTGCGACCCCCCTCAGTGCAACAGCAGCCAATCGCTGCGGCACGGTCTTCTCCCACGCCTCAGCCGCGGCCACGCCGCCGGCCAGCAGCTCCGCCGCCTGTGCGTCGCAGTAGGCTTTCGCCTCCGACTCCGTGATGCGCATCGTCTCGGCCACGTGCGCCACGTGCTTGCCGTACGTCTCCAGCACGAACGCGCGCCAGTCGCGCGGCTCCTTCGCCAGCTTCGGCGCCTTGGCCTTGATGGTCGCGACCTCGTACCGCACCAGCCGCGCAGCGTTGTCGTGCGCGTAGCGCCGGGCCAGGGTCAAGGCCGGGTTGTACACCGTGATGGTGGGCTCCGCCGCCGCAGGCGCTGGAAGCTGGCGCCGCGCATCGTCCGGCTCCGGATCTTCGTACGGTGCTGGCGCAGGCCGGGCGGCGCTCGGGTCATGGGCTTCCGGCTTCTCGGCCCCGCTCATGTTGCTCGGCACGTGCACCGTGTCGAAGCGCGGATCGTCCAGCCGCGGGTAGTCCTCGATCTGCCGGCCCTCGTTGACCGTCAGAATGGGCCCGCCGGCAGCCTTCACCAGCCCGTCGATGCGGTCCTTCCAGCTCGCGCGAAGCAACGCGTCCAGGTTGAACCGGATGAAGTGCTGGTCGTTCGCAGGCAGCAGCGACTTCTCCGCCTCCGACTCGACGTTCATCACGATCGGCAGCACGCAGTGCTTGATGCCGCCCTTCTCGAAGAACGCCTCGGCGCTCGCGTACGTGCTGGCCTTGTCGCCCTGCCAACCGACCACCACGCCTGGAACGCCCATGAAGCGCAGGATGCTGCCGATGTTCTGGTCCGTCAGCTCCGCGCGCTGCTCGACGCGCGCACCCAGCGTCAGCGGCTTCACGTCCACGCCAGGCGGCAGGATGCCCAGCGTCCCCGTCTGCGACGCACCACCGAAGTCCGAGTTGATCGACTCGCGCAGATCCTTCCGCTGCTCCGTGTTCATCGTGCCCGACGTCATGATCAGGCCCGACACGCGCGTGCCCTTCTTGAGGAACGTCTCCTCGTGCCGCTCCGCCAGCAGCGCGATGCTCACCACGTTCCGAATGAGCTGGTACATGGGCAGGCCGCGGAAACCGTCCGTCCCGATGTCGCGGATGTGCAACATATGCTCGGAGCCCAGGTACTCGGCCGGCTTGCCCTTCGGGCGGTACTCGTACAGCAGCGTCCCGTCCGAGCGCTGTTCGATGATCCGCACCAGGCCCGGATACAGCGGGTGCAACTCCTCGGCAAACTGCCGCCGTGTGATGATCCGGCTGTACGCGTTCCCCCACGTCGCCATGTGCACGCCGACCAGGTGCCGCCAGCGGTTCCCCGTCTGCCACGCGTTCGGGTTCCTCAGCACGCGCTGCGAGTAGTGCGTCGGGTCCTCAACGCGCTGCCCGTCCGACTGCTTGATGTACGTGCACGGCGGGCACATCGACAGCGCGTCCCCACGGAACCGCACCGCCGCAAGCACGGTGCTGCACCGCATCACCGTCTCCGCGCTCACGGCCAAGCTGCCGTACTGCGTGATGCTGTCCAGCCAGCCCTCGCTCGAGTACCAGCGGTCGTCCATCTCAGGCCACGCCGCGGCGCGCGGGCGAGGGTTCCAAGCTGCTGCCAGAATGCTCACTGCGGCCCTCCACTACGAAACGCACGCACCTGCGACAGCGCCAGACCACCGGCACCGACCAACATGCACGCCCACGACCAGCCCCACTGCGCCCACACCCCGCCAGCCAGCAGACCCGCGCTGAACACCTCGAGCACCGTCCACGCGTCAGGCAGCAACGCCATCAGCCTCCGCATCACACCCACTCCACGGCGTAGCTCTGCGCCGGCACCACGATGCCGAGGCCGGCCTTGATCGCGTCGCCGCGCGCCTCCCAAGACAGCACGCCCGTAACGGCAGCATCGATCTTGTTGGGCGAGTCGGGCCGCTCCTTGGTGATCACGAACAGCTCGGCGTGGCGCGTGGAAATCGGCTGCCGGTACGCATTCGCGATGTGGCGCGCGAAAGCCTTGTCGCCGTTGTGGCTCACGTGCCCGTCAGCGATCGCGTTCACATACCCGCGTACGGCCTCGGCCATCTTGCTGTACTGCTTCGTGTGCCACAGCACCACGCGGTCGGATCCGAACTTGGCCGCCCACTCGTCGCAAGCCGTCTCCCAGTACGGAGGGTCGGCGTACAGGCGCCACACCTCGAAGCGTTCGAAGGCTTCGCCCATGCGCGCGTGCACCTCTGCGTCCGGCACGTCCCAAGCGTCACCGGGCGCAAGCGTCTGCGGACGCTCCCACAGACCCAGCACCTCCTGGTGCCCGGTCAACACGCTGGTGCCAACGATCGCCGTGGAGTCCCGGCGACGCGCACCGTCGAAGCCGAGCGTGATCAACTCGCCGTCCTGCAGCCGCAACTCCGGCCGGGCGATCTCCGCCCAGCGCTTGACGTCGAAGGCGCGATCAGCCGACCGCACCTCCTGGTTCAGCCACACACGGCGCAGGTACGCCTTGTCCGCGGTCGGGTCCTCCCACTGCTTCACGATCGCGTCGATGTTCGACCACGCCGCGATCGGCCCCGACGCCTCGAGCACGGCTGCGCGGATCGCTTCGGGCGTGCTCAGGTCGCACTCCTCGTCCGCCTGGCGATGGAAGAAGAACAGGCTGCTGTCCTCGCGCTGGCCCTCGGCCACCGCGCGCGCGTACGCCATCGTGTCCTCGGCGACGCTGTGCTCGCCAGGCGCCGGCGCCGTCGTGGTTTCCAGCGCCCACGCGTCAGCGGCCTTGCGCTTCGGCAGGTTCGCCAGCATCGTCCGGTGCGCCTTGCGCAGCCGCGGCAGCTTGAACCTGTGCGTCTCGTCGCTGTGCGCAAATGTGGTGCGCGCGCCGTCGCGGGCATCCGGCGACGACGCCAGCGCCTGGGCCTTGCCCGTCCCGTCGGTCCGCATGATTCGCTCGAGGCCGATGTCGAAGTCCGCAGCGATCGGGCTGTGCTCGAGGATCAGCCGCAGCGCGCCGTACGCCAGCTCCTCGGTCTGCTCCTCGGTGTAGGCCACCATCGGCACGTACGGGTCCGTCACGGGGCCACCGATCGGCTGGTCGCCATCCCACCCCACCGTGCGCACGGGCCCGGTCGGACTCAGCTCCACGGCCGCGATCCACGCCGCCCACTCCGTCTTAGCCGAGCCCTTGCGCAGCGACACCGCCACGCGCTGGAACCTCCGCCGGCCGGCAAGCTCGTGCGTGCGCGGGTACACCTCATACGCCCGGTAGATCAGCGCGCGCTTCTCCTCGTCCATCCGCACGGCCTGGCCCAACAGATCGCCCGGCCCGTGCACCAGGTTCTTCTCGATCCACGCGCACACCTGTCCGCCAAGGCTCGGCCACGGCTCGTCCTCGAGCGGCGGCACCATCAGGACGCTCACGCCGACACCATGCGCAGCACCTTCCGCGGGTCATCCACGGGCTTGGCGAGCGGCGCAGCCGGGCGCGCGGGCGCATCGGTCGCCTTGCCCACCTTCCAGTTGAGCTGCCGGCGAGCCATCGGGGTCAGCCCGTACAGCGGCAGCCACAGCCGGATCTCAGCTAGGAACTTAGGGTTGCGAGTCCAGAAGTACGCGTCGTGCAGCTCAGCCCCGAGCGCGATCTCGTGCACCTCGGCCTTGACCCACTCCGCCGCCATCGGCGACGCCCACCAGTCACGCCACAGCGCCACCGTCCGAACGTGCCAAGGCAGAACGCCGGCCCCGCGACACACCGTGCACTCCGCCGCGCCGCGCTTCGAGCGTCGCTCGCCACGCGCTGGACGGCCCTTCCGTGGCTCGCTCGCAGCGCACGCGCACTCACGGTCAGGCAGCGGCGGCGCAGCAGCGGGCGCGCCAACGTCAGGCGGTAGCTCGGCCGTGGTCGTCGGCTTGTTCCGCCGCTGACGCAACGCCGGATTCTTCGGGATCGGGCTCGGCATCAGGCCACCGCCTGCGCTTCTGGCCGGCATAGACGCACTGGGGGCTTGTACGCTCCGGCAAATGGG